TTTTTGTATATATCTTTTTCTAGCACCAACTCTAAACTTGACTTTCTCACCCACCTTATAACTTTCTCTTAAACCTTTCATATACAAATAATTATCAGATAATCCACTTGAAGTTATTTGAGTTAATGAACCAGTGTTTGAACCCGTACAAGGTAAATGGTCATCCCAACGAACTTCAAGTTTAGGTGAATAAATAGTATGAGTATGTCTTGAAAAGAATTTTAGATGACCAAATGTTTCACTATCGGTTTCTTGACTACCACTAAAATTAATTAACATTCCATAGTTTTCTTCTTGACCAGTGTACCACATACGAAACATATTTGTTATATCTACATTAACATCAGGTGATTGATTTGAAAAAGTTTGCGTTGATGAACTAACACTTAAAACAGTAACACCAGCGTTAGCCCAAGTAACAGCTGTACCACCAATTGGGTTACTACGATTTTTCCAACTACAACCATTTGTATTTTTAGGATTATCACCAAACTTACCCGTACCCCCAGTCCAAGATTGTGATATTGGTTGAATAGCTAAAGTGTATTCTTCAGTCATTTCGGCATTACCTTCAGCTTCATAAAGTCTTAAATAAACTTGTGTACCACTCAAAGAACCAGCATTTCTAAGTGGAGATATAGTCCCATCAGCAAACGATTTAGATAACTCTGTAAATTCAGTTCCACTAAAATTAATTAATGCTCTAGTTTGATAATTAAAAGAATTATTATAAAATTCTTTTTTAACTTCTAATATTTGGTCTCTACCAAAATTTTGGTCTTTAAATGATGTCCCATCTATTGTACTACTACCACTTGAAATCCAAGTGTCTTGTGTTGAAAAAATAAAATGATGCATTATCTCACTACCCCCTTTATATTTGTTTTTGGATTTTTAAGTTCAAATACTCCTGGATTTGTAGGACTCGGTGGTAATATAACTTTATTAACTGTTGCGGCTTGGAAATCATATGCATATCCATACCCTGAAGTACCATCTGTATTTAATGTACCATCTGAATTAATGGAATATGTAAATGTTTTATTATCTAAAAGTTCAAGGCCGTCACTGTTATAATTTTCTTCTTGAGTAATAGTTACATAATTAACTGACCTAACTCCATCTATTCCCATTAATTCAAATTCAAGTTGACTTATAAATATTGGTTGACTGAATTGCATTTTTTCTACTCTGAAAAAGTCTATTATCTTCTGTATACATAATAAATTAACTTCAGACTTATTAGCATGTTTTTGAGCAACTACATCAAAGAAAACTCCAAAATTAATTATATATCCATCTAAAAACATTACATCATCTGTAAGTAATCTATAATTATTTAAATAATTTTGAACATTATGTTTAAGAATCAAAGGAACATTGTCATCTACACCTACAAGACCTGCATTAGGATTACCAACTAAATTTTTAATTCTATTATTAGCTAATATATAAACAGATATACTTCCAAAATTTAAATCTAAATTTTGTATTTGTAATCCACCTAAGTTTACTAAGTCATCAACTCCTTGATTTATATTATTACCTATCTCAACTACACCATCTACAGAAGTTCCAGTTTCTTCTACAACATTTCCAAGATTTCCAGATAATTGGGCTAATGTTGTAAAATCATATACATCCATACCATCTCCAGCCAGAAAGTTAGCCACCAGTGTTTCAATGTGATTATTCAAAGCTTCACGAGCATTTATAAGATTTTGGTAGTTATTCTGAACATTTGATTGGACACCACTAAAGCTGGTCACTATATTATCAAAATCGTGAATTACAGGGTTAAAATTTTCATCAAATAAATTTTGATATATTTCTAATACCTCACCAGCAGTTGGTAATGTATTTCTAGTAACATACACTTTCGCTATACTTCCAAACTTAGATGGTATATTTAATACTCTCGCCTCGTAGTCTTCTTTAGTTACACATCTGTTTTGTGTTGTAAAGAAAGCCTTAGTTTTTTCTTTTATTTCTTCAGTTGTTTCTTCATCTCTACCACCAATAGCCGCGGTTTTATTTGATACTGTTAAATCCGTTACCGTCGAGCCTCCTACTGTAGAGACGGTTGAAGATACTATTTCAGTTAAATCACCCGCACTAACATTTGAACTAATACCACCTCCTACTCTATAAGTAACAGTTAAAGTTGTATGTAGAGGTGTTTCACCGAGAGTTGAATATTCGTCACCCAACAATGGGTCAATGGATGTATCTAAATCACCAGATTGACCGGGTATTATAATTCCCAATTGTTCTAAATCCAAAAATCCTTCATCAATTGTTTTACCATCTTTCAAAATACCGTTACCAAATACTATTGATGTTGTATTATCATCATTAGTTTCACGAACAAATCTTTTGTTTGTTTCAATATATGTTAATGCATAAGGTACTGCTACTTCACTTACAAATGGTTCTCCATTAAGATTATAATATGCATTATCTCTAAAAGGGTCTTGACTATAATGGGTTGTAATTGGAACTTTATCTTGTGCCAGAAATTCAACTTCATACCAGTTATTTCCATTTGAATCAATAACTGACATGATATCAATTACATTAACATCTGGTATTGTTAACTTTAAAAATTTACTTGGTGTTTTTATATTAAAAGTTTTGGTTACAGTTTTACCACTTACTGCTCTTGTTTTTCTTGACAAAGTATATGATGATATTAAACCTGTTGACTCATCCTGAGATGCGATATCATTTGTATCATTTGATTGTGATACAGTAAAATCAACAACTTCTAATGTTTCAAATTGTACACTTTTATCAGCATTAGATGTTACACGGATGCCTTCACCATATGCATTTGCAGTAGAATATTCAACCTTACCTTCATCTCCAGTAACAGAATCTACATCCATTTGAAATGTTAAATCAACATAAGCCGGAACAATTGGTTTTACTTTGTAACCAAACATCTTAGCTAAATTAATAATGTTTCTTCTTTCTTCAGCTAATGGTAACATCATCTCACGATATTGTTGGTCTATGTAAAATGACATTACATCACCCACATAAGAAGTCATTTCCAATAACATCATACCCGGAGATGTTTCATTAAAATCTCTATATGTATCTGGAAAATATGCTTTTGCATAATCAATTAATGATTTTTTAAATGATGTAAAATCTTTATTTAAATAATTTACATTTGATTCTTTAAATTCTTTTTGATTATATGATGGCATTATTAATCTCCAGTTCCAGTATCAGATATTACTACCTGAACTGATGTTAATGTATTTGGGTCTTGCAGTATATTAAATAAAATCTTAATTACTAATTTATTTGGTTCTACTGTAGAATCCATTTCGTTTGTTATTATTTCTATATCTTTTATTTCTACAAAAGGTAACCAAAATTTAAATGAATTAAATATTTCATCTTGTATTGAGATATATGTGTCTTCTGTTATTTGTTCGAATAAATATCGTCTTAAATTCAATCCAAGAGTTGGTTGCATCAGTCTTTCACCTTGATGAGTATTTAATAAATTTCTTATATTATTTTTTACAGATTCAATAGTTGTAGATGTTGATGCAAACCATCCTTCTTTGTTTAATGACCTTCTAAATGGTAAATCTATGCCAACAAATACATTGCTATCATTATCAACTATATATGGTTTTCTTGTTGTATCTTTTATAGCCATCTTATACCAATCTCACTATATCTTCTGGAAATAATTTAACAGTGGTAAATATTCTCTGACCAAATCTATCTTCCACATCAAATCTATCCTGAATTTCAGGGTCTTCTCCGATAAAAACATAACCATCAGCTTCTAACCCATCTGTGTCTTTATGTAAATCTAATCTACGCAAAATACAACCACTTTCAAGTAAAGGTCTAACTGCTCTTTCTATTTCCAATTCAAGTCTATCTATTATTTCAGGTCCACCTGGAATTGGAGCAGCTATTTTTCTCAATGTATCAAGCAATGGTCCATACTCACCTAATAAAGTTTTCGCTTTAACATCAACAGGTTGAGGAGGAGTTTTTAGATTCTCTAAAACAACAGGTGCATTAAATTTTGTCACTCTCCATTCAGCTAATACTAACATCTTCGCGATGGCTGCAGCCATCATTGTCATCTCAACATCTATTGGTGAGCCAGGTCTAGTATTTATATTCGCTGGTAGAGTTCCCGCCGCCATAAGTCCAGCTTTTTTAGCAGCAACTAAATCTTTTTTTAATCCCATTATTACCTCCCGTGTTTTTGTTTTTGTTTTTCTTCAGTTTTTTTCAAAACTTCTCTATAATCTTTATTGACAAATTGTGCCATTGGGTCACTTGGACTTACGCTTTGTTGTGGTGTATCTTTCATCATATCACCATATTGTCCACCAACTAATTCATTCATTCGTTCAGTTGTAAATTCTTTACCACCCAATGTTTTCCATTCACCACCTTGAGCTGTTTCATTCAATACATCATTCAATACAGAATTATTTGTATATGATTTTTTCTTAACAACTTTAGTTGGTTTTTTAGTTGGTTCTGATGATAGTGATGGTTGTCTTAATTCAGTTATCACTTCCTTGATTGCCACCGCAACTTCTTCTCTAACGATTTGTCTAATTACATTTTTTATATTTGTTTTCTTTTTCATAACTACCTCTTATCTATTTGGTTCTATATAATGATGTTTACTTAATATTTTTTGTAATTTTTGTTCTATTGGAACTATTAATCCTTTTACAGGTACCATTTTACTATCTGTTAATGGTATAGGTGAACCGTAAAATAAAGAATTTAAATCTTTTACGATAGCTAATAATTCTTCTAATAATAATTTAAGTTCATTTCCTAATATCATAGGCTCCATTACATCCTCTCTATCCTTTGGGTCTCCAAGATATGTATTATCTGACTCTATAACTAAATTTTTATTTGTAGATATTGTCATATGTCTAGCAGTTCCAATATGAATATCTTTCTTTGATGATAAATAAATATCATCTAATGTTGAATTAAAAGTAATTCTATCTGACTGAATTAATACCTGATTTTTTTCATAATCATATATCAACTTTGAAACATCTTCAGACTGATTTATTGAACCTATTAATTTTGCCATCGTTCTTTCAGCTTCTTCAAGGTCATCAGATGCTAATAAAAAACCAGGTTTTTCTTCAGTAACCCACTTTGATGTATCTCCTGGATTTTCTACATCCCTGCTAATTACTTTATTATAATTACCAAAATGTTGTCTTATACTACCCTTTTGTGTTATACTAATTAAAGAACCATCAGTTATACCTTCACTTTTATTTTGAAAATATCTACCATTAGACATAATCATATATGGATTTGTACTTCTACTCCCTATCCTTAAACTATTTCCGTGTCTACCTTCTAATAATAAATCACCATGATTTTCATGTACTGATTTCATATCATCTAACTCTTCCCTTTCAGGTTTCATCATTCTATTATGAAGTACTTTTTTAAAATTATTTGATTGACCCTTAGCAGCTGGTCCAGTTGTTGGAGGAGTCGATAATTTAGCTTTTGATGGAGTTCCTTCAGGTCTAAATAAATTATCATTATTCCAATTGGGATTGTTATCTGTATTTAATGGACCTAAATAATATTTCTTACCACCGATATCACAAAGTAGAACAGGGTCACCCTTTGCAGGGACATCTACTATACCTCTCATTAAAGGAAAATATCTATCTCCATTTCCCACTTGTCCTCTTCTTTTTTTAATACCTGTTGTGACATGAGGTAGAGCTAATATAGAATTAATAAAACCTATCTCATTATATGCACCCATACTTTTATCTGAAGTAGCTACTTCAAGTACTTGACCTGGTACAAATTGTAAATAAAAAGGGACTTTAATATCCGGTAAACTAGGAGCTACTGGATTTTTTATAAGATTTTTTCCTTCTTTTCCATCTATAAATAGAGACCCCATCTAAGACTCCTTTATATTTATTGTTTTATTTTTTATACCTTCAAGTCTATCACTTTCATTTTGTAAATCATTAACTGTATCTTGAAGTGTTCCCATTAATTCTTCTTTTTCCTCATCACTTAATAACATTGATTCATCAGAATCACCTTGTGATTTAGATATAATTCTTTGTAATACACCAGCTAATTTAACCAGATGTTCATCATTTCTAACAGCAGTATCCATATATTCTTTTATAATAGGTGCTACCATAACCACATCATCTATGGTTGTAATGAATCCATGTATCTCTGATATTAACAAATCTATTTGAACTTTACGCTTTGTGGTGTTCTCATAGATGTCTCTTGTTAAGTCTTGGAAAGTTTTTCCCTCAAATATTTCTTTATTGTCTGTCATATCATCTCCTATTAGATGTATTTATTCATATATAAATATTAAATTTGTAGGAAATTGATTAAAATAAAAAAAACCCATCTAATAAAGATGGGTTTAAAAATCAAGATATTTTAATTTATTTAGAAAAATGGACTCTTTTTGAAATCAAAAATAGTTCCATCTCTATGGAAAGTGTTACTTAATTTTTTGTAATGCTTTTTTAATACATTAACAACTGATGTTATATGTGCGGTATTAACATTCGTCATCTCTCTGATTAGAATATAAAGAGATTTTTTATTAAAGTTTTCTATTTCATCTATCGATTTCATTAAATCTAATATAGAAAAAGCGATATTTAAATCTCTCTGTTTTTTAAAAATATTATGTAAGTTATTTTCAAAGTAATCCACTACCTCTAATGTAAATTGTCGCAAATCATTATCTCTATCATTACCCATATTTTTTTCTCTATCTAAAACTTCAACTCCACTATGACTTTTTAATTTTTTATAGTTGTTATTATTATGAAGAATTAAATAATTTTTAGCAACAACTGAAAAATAACTAAATGCTTTTGAACCTTTTGTATGGTCATATTTATGCATATTCATTACCATAAAGGCAACTACTTCATGTTTTACATCTTCAAAAGGCATATCAAAGTAAGTAAACTTAAATGTATTGATTATATTTTCTGATAGTTTATCAAAAGCTGCATGTATTCTTGTTCCATAAATTTTATTTCTTTCAATATCATTGGTTGAAGTATTATATTCAACAACCGCATCTTGAACCTCTTGACCAAAATAAACTTTACGCTTTTTCTTTTTTACTATTTTTTTGATTTCTGCTTTTACATCATTTATTTTCTTTTTTGGCATTAGTTGTCTCCTGTTCAAATATATCATCTAAAGATAGTTGAATTTGTTTTAATTGTTCAAAAAAGAAACCTGTCTCATCGTCCGCTTCATAATGTCCACGAGAGTCAACTTGTTTCATTTTATTAGTTGCAAATGTTATTACTTGTTGTATTTGTAAAATAAATTCTTCATATTGATTTATTCTTCGTAACGAAAAAAATAATAATATAGATGTAACTATACTAATCAATATAAATAATATAAAAAATAACCACCACATATTAGTTCCCCCTATACCACAGGACTACAACTAACAAAGCAATCAACCCTGATATTCCATTATCACCGATGTTAGAAATCATATTTCCAATAGATTCTATTACTCCAAATGGGTCTCTAAATAATAATCCACTCACTATTGCAAATACAAATAGTGTAATTAGTAAATCATTAAGTTGTTTGAAACTTTTCATTATTGTTTTAAACATTTTACTTTTCATTAATATCTCTCCTAAGCAAACAATTCGTCAAACTTTTGTTTGAGATTATCTACTTGCTTTTGTTCTTGTTTGTTTTTTGGAACTTTTGTATTAACAACTTCTTCATTAGCGTGTAACCAATCTTCGTATTCAATACGAGTTGTTGTCATATCAGCTTGGTGAAGAATATGTTGCATATTAGATTTTAATTTCTTTTCAGGAGCATATGATTTAAGATATTGAATATTACCTTCATCATACATTCCATCTGTTAATTTAATTCCAATAAATTCATTCTGTGTCATTGGTATTCCATATTGACCTAAAATCCAAATACCTCTATCAGGTGGTGTCATAAATTTTAAATCAGGATTATTTGTATAAATCTTTCCTTGATTTTTTCTATGCCACTCTGATGGATTAGGTATATAATGGTCTTGTTCTAAATCACCAACCTTACCTAAGTCGTGATGTAATGCTGCGAAGATTAATTCTTCAATTGTATAATCATCAACATAAGCTCCGTTGTCTTTCCATATTTTATAGAAAGCTAAAGAATATTTAACTATGTTTAAAATATGTTGAACATAACCACCCGGTGTACAAAGATGAAAATGTTCTTGACCACTAGCTGGTGCAAACATCATTCTATCCTTGAAGTCATTATACATTTTTAAAAGTTTTTCTTTTCGTTCACCTTCAAATGTATCTTCTATAAGTCGTATTAACTTATTCCAATTTTGTTCTAATTGTTCTGGTGTAAAATTCATTATTGTATTCCCTCTTGATATTCTTTTTCTAATTGTAAAGCACCCTCTAAAACATTTTCCCAAGTGTCAACATATTCAACAGGGTCTTTCTTACCTAATTGATGGAACGCTAATATTCTTTCCACATCAGCTCCTGAAGTACCACTTGACCTTCCTTGTTCATCAGGATTGTATGATGTATTTGTATTTCTAAATATAGTATTAAAATCTACACCATCAAGTTTCTCAATTGATTTTTCAGCGTCTTTAAGTATTGTATATTTATCTCCATCTAAATAAGGTAGATAAAAATTTACTCTATCACTATCCCAATTACCAATCTTAAATGCGTTCTCAATAGCTTCATAAAATTCTGGACGACAATCTGGATAGATAGCGTGGTCACCTGAATGAACTCCTAATCCAATATTTATTAATTCATTATACTTATTAGCTAATGATAAAGCATATCCATAAATAACAGAAGCGAAGATAGCATTCCTATTCGGAACTACTGTCGCCTTCATATTATCTTGTTCGTAATGTCCTTCTGGAACTTCTACATCATCAGTTGTTAAGGCTGAATCAAATACTGACATTGCACCTGATATATCAGAAACCATTTGATGAACTTTAAAACCTTGCATCTTCAAGTATTCTACATTAGCGTTTGCTCTTGATAACTCAACTCTATGTTTTTGTCCATAATAAAATGACAAACAATAGACTTCATATCCTTTAGCTAATAAATGAACTAACAATCCTGTTGAGTCCATTCCACCTGATAATGATATTACTGCTTTTTTCATATTTTCTCCCATTAAAAAAATTTGTTTGTTAATACTTTTTCTTCTTGTCTTGGATTACTCATCTTCAAATACAATGGTTCATATTTTTTATATACTCCCATTGGTGAATCTGATTTAACCATTTCATCAATTGAGTTAAGTAATTTAAAAGAATCACCTTTTACTACTTGACTAATTAAATCATCGTGACTATTCATAATTTCTTTTATTCTATCTATACAATCTATTAACACATATAAATTATGTGTTGACATACCAGCAAATCCTGTTCTGTTATATTCAAAAATGTCATTATATTTTATACAACCTCTTGTGACTTCATCAAACTTTGTAACACGAGGTAATGGTAAATCATTATTAAAGATGTCTTCTCGTTTTGGAAGATTAACACTTTCTATTGACATTTTTTTAAGTGAATGATTCATATAGTAACCACCAAACACAACTGCATAATCTGGTGAAGAACTATCAGTAGTAACTCTCATATTACTACCAACTTCATTTAAAGATTTTTGTAATTGTTCTAACATAAAGAAATCAAAAACTTTCGCTGTTCCCAAAATGTGTAACCATTTATTATTTAATTTTAAATGTTCTTTACCTTCTAATAAAATAGCTATAGCATATAACATACTACTTAATTTCTGTCCTTGACAACCACCAATTGACCAACCTTCAAATTGAAAATCTTTTACTCCATTATACCAATCCAATGTTCTATTATCAAATCCAGCTTGTAGTATATTTATAAAATCAACTTTACCTTCAACTCTATGTTTAGCAAAGTATTCAAAATTTTTAATTGACATATTTAAACACTCATCGTATTCTTTAAATATTTTACCACCTGGTGGTATGTCTAAGTTCATAGCTATATCAGAATTGTTTTCTAACCATCTTAATATAGTTTCTCTTAATTCTGGTTTCCATTCAAGGTTACCTGTTTTAATTTGGAATCCACCACTATCTCCAACTACCAATACATCATCTGATAATCCGAAACTTTTTCTTGCTTCCATATTTCTATAGTTAGCTCCAGCTGATAATAGAAAATAAGGATATCTCAAATCTCCCATTTCAGATGAATAAAATCTAACAGGTGTTCCATTACTAAATTTAAAATCTTGTTTTAATTCAGGTGCGACACCTGCCGTAGAAAAACTTGGAAAATATAAAAAACTATTAGTGTTAGAATAATTCATTCTTATACCACTTTATACTTAATATTATTGTAATCCAACCATTGACGATAACAAAAACTATATCACCAATCATACTTGCGTGTATTGTTAATAAGCCACTTGCTACAGCATCAATAGGAATAAAAAATTTACTCCACTTTGTTACCAATGCTAAATATGCTAACATTAATAAACCTAAACCAATCCAACCTATCATTTATTCTTCCTCCGTCTTTAAATAATCTTGAACTTCTTCACTATCTCTTTCTTCCCAGGGATACACAATCCATCTATCACCTTTCTCTTCAACATAATAATCTGGTTTAACTATTGATTGTTGATGATAGTGAAGAGTACAAATAACATTATTTTTATTTTCAAAATCTTTTAATGTATGTCCTGTATCAGCTATGTCATCAACAACTAATACTTTTTTATCTGTTACTACTTTCCTATCATAATAATTCATAAGTAAAGGTAAATTTAATCTATGTGATAACTCAACAGCTATTGGTAGTCCACCTCTTGGTAGTCCATACACAGCTCCTATGTTATCTATTTCATTACTCATATGTTTTACCCATACACTAATCTTATCAACCATTTCTTCATATTGTTTATAACTTACATATGTTTTCATTTTAAATCTCCAACAAAATTATAAAATTCTTCACGAGCTAAATTATTATTATCCATAAACACTCCACTTAATTTACTTGTCTTCATTGTAGCATCGTGTTTAACTCCACGAACACAAGCACACATATGATTTGCAGAAATCATAACAGCCACACCCAAGTTGTTCTCACATACTTTATTGATATGGTCGTGTATTTGCATTGTTAAATTTTCTTGTACTTGAGGTCTACGAGAATAGAACTCAACAATTCTATTTAATTTACTCAATCCAATAATCTTACCGTCTTTACTTGGAATGTAAGCTGTATGAGCCACTCCGATAAAAGGTAAGTGATGATGAGAACAAAATGAATTTACTTTTATGTTTCCCTGAAATACCATTCCATCATAACTATCAAGATTATCAAACGCTGTGATTTTTGGACTATCTGAATAACAACCTGAAGCTAAATCATTAACAAAAGATTTAGCAACTCTCATTGGTGTGTCTTCACTATTAGGGTCGTTTCTCCAATCTATTTTAAGAGCATCCATATACTTACCATAATGTTCCGCTGCTTTTTCAATCATGTTTATTTTTTCTGTTTCGAATAATGGAATATTTCCATTAGCTTGTTTCAATTTATTATTCATTTATAACTAACTCCTTACCCAACTGATAATCTTTATCATTTGGAATTTTTCTTGTATTTAAAACTTCTTTGAAATATTCTATAATCATTTCTGCACCCTTATGCCAAGGCTTATTATAAACTCTGTCTTCATTCATCATAAAAAAAATCATCATTTTAGCAACATCTTTAAATGAAACTGGATTACCATAATAAAGTAATATTTTATCTTCTTTAGATTTTCTACCTTGTCTTGTTTGAAATTTATCCATTTATACTCCTCTTGTATCACCATAAGCTATTATATGTAATCTTTCTGTGTAATTATATCCGAGTTCAGTACATAATTCCATTAACCAAACTCTTCTTGTTTTTAATTGTTCTTCTGTTAATCCTTCCGGCATTAACCAAACTTTATTATTAGGTATATCTAATATCTTCTGTAGTTCTTTGACTTCTTCTAAATCTTCTTTACTTGATATAACAGGTTTTAATTGATAGTCAGGATGTTTTGTAATTAAATCTTTCATAGCATCATAATTACATCTCCACTTTTCGTGTTTCTTTTTATCAGCTTCAGTAACTTCACGATTAGCAAATGGCATCCAAGTACCAGGACGAGGTGTTGAATTTGATAATTTCGGTGATAAAGAAATATTATCAGCTATTGTCTGAACAAATTCTGAACCTTCTGTTTCTATTGTAGTAGTATGACCATAATCAGCAGCTATTATACATAACTCTTGTAATAACTTATGATGTATTGTAGGACCACCACCTGTAATCATTGTATATTTAATATGAGGATTTCTTCGATAAAAATTTACAATATCATTTAATGTATATTTACCAGCTTCAGGTTTCCAAGAAGCATAGGGTGTATCACAAAATGAATTAGCGAATTGACATCTCAATCTACAACCCGTAACACGAATTAATATATGAGGTATTCCCATATACTTACCTTCACCTTGTAAACAAGTATAAGTTTCTCCTAATGGTTGATTTTTATTATAGTCTATCATCGTATTCAATGATACCTTTATCATCAGCGTATTGTTTAATTTCTCTACCTTTAGTATCTCTAAAATTAATTCGTTCTCTATCTGAAATAGATTCTGAATTACAAATAGTATAACATTTAGGTGTTTCATTTAATTTGATTTCATGAATCCTTAAATCTTTATACTCCTCAAATAATATTTCCATAGCTAAAAATATCTCACGAGCTAAATTCTCAACTGAAGGATTACAATAATTATCTTTACCCTCTAAAGACATTTCCCATATCTTACTACCTTCAGCTCGAGCAGCTTGAATATAAACTATATCGTGAGGATTAGCTATAAACCCATGGTCTAATACATCATCTATCCATTGACAAGCTACTCTTTTAATTTCTTTAAAGTCAATAGCATAACCGATTTCTTTCATTGAATCAAAAGAGAATGTTAAATCAAAAAGATATGTATGTCCGTGTAAATTGAAACATTTCATCTTCTCATTCATTACTCTATGTCCTGAATCAAATGTTCCTGACCTTGTTATGTATTGCATATCTTTAACCTCATTTTAAATTTCATATATTAATATACTAAATCTTTCCTATATAAAGCAAGTCTTTTTTCTTTAAAAAAATAAGTTAGTTGTTATTATTAATTTCTTCATAGCTTCTGTAACATTACTATATTTTTTAGTTGAACTTGGATTCCATTTTAATCCAGTTATACATTTTTTATAATGTTCCATATTTCTTATTTGGTCTATTGTCATCTTTGATGTAGCTTTTTTCAATAATTGATTTTCTTCAGGGGTAGTCTTTATTGTTGGAACTATATGTTGAACATTTTGTTTTAAATATTCTAAATCGACTTTACCTTCTTTATATAATTCAAACAACCTATTAAACATTTTTACATTACTATAAACATGTTCATCAGTAACACTACCAGTTTTCAAAGCTTTTTCTGATATAAGTCCTGTATCACAACCGACACCTGTTGAAATATTATATAACATATTCTTACCTATTGTATTCCAATAAGTTCTATGTTTCTCATAATACTTATCTTCTGCATATTCCTTAAATGTACTTATTAATCGTTTCATAAAAAATTCCTGCCTGTCTGTGATTGGGTATCTATACATGTAATGCCCCACTTTCCAAACAACCATATTTATCGATGTTCCAATAATCTATAATTAAAGCAACTCTTTCATCTATTTTTGTACCACCTATTTTCGCAGTAAGATATTGATAAGTACAAAAACTCATAGTCTTTCCATTACCTATATCCATTGTTACCTTTGCTTTTTTTCTATCTTTTTCATCTTCAAACCATTGTTTAGTAAACTTTTTATAATTATCTATATCACAACCATCTCTTTTAATTGTTGCAACAAAGAAATATAAATTAATAAAATCATTTTTTAATATTTTATTATCACCTTTGTGTTTCAACAATTTAGCTATATCATCAAGGTTGTTAACAAAAGTTTCTTTAAAAGATACTTCATCAAAATAATTAGGATTAACATAAAAACTATCAAGTTCTTTTTTAATTATACTTTTACATTCTTGTTTAGATTCAAATAATGCACATTTAGCTAATGCATCATCCCAATCCATATTACCTCTTTTAAAGTCAACTAATTCATTTTTAAATATTTCGTGTTGATTAGTAGGGTCTTCCAAGCCTCTAGCTAACTCTCTAATAACTTTAGCTAATTCAGTATGGATAGCTTGCCTATCTTCTTGGGCTGATGTTTCATTACCATCATTTATAAGTTTAAACATTTTAGCAGCTGTCCAAGTATCACTTGTAAATTTTTGAATTGTCCAATTACTTCTTAATATTTTTTGTTGTACTTTTTCATCACACTCTGAAAAATATCTATTACTACAATCATAAACTTTACCTTCTACTTTAACTTTGTAATTTTTTGGTAAAGAAAATTCATCTAGAACAAACATACCAACTGTTCTTACTCTGTGGCCTCCATCAACTAATTCATATACATAAATTACATCGTTAACTATTCTATAATATAAATCAGGAATAGGAATATCTTGTAATATAGAATTAATTATACTTCTTCTCCAACTTAAATCAGCTTTATCTTCTCTTTGATATATTGGAGTATCATTTAATGCTTTATCATGACCATCTGTATATTTCCATATTTTATACTCATCATCATATTCAATTTTTATACCAAAATCAATTAGTATTGTTTGAATCATCATATTTTGTTCTGGTTCAAATTTACAATTTTTCATTGTAAGGTAGGTTGAATTTGTTTTACTTGCCATTTTACTTCTCCTAGTTTATGAATTTATATTTATTTTTTGGATATATCTACACAACACTTTACTATTGATAAGATTATATTTATTCCTCAAACTTTCTAAATTCTATTATTATTATATAATTTTATTTCGTTCAATAACAATATACGAATTTTTTTATTAAAAAGCAAGTTTTTTTTATTGTTTTAATTTTTTTCATACTAGTTATATACTGTATAAACAGTAAACAGTTAATAAATAATAAACAGTAATACAGTTATAATAACTGTAATAACATTATAATAACTGCTAATCCTAAACTTAAAATTGTTTTCAATGTAATTACTTCTCCAAGATATAACCAGGTCATAATTGGAAATGAAATCATTGATGTTGCAAATCCCATAAATCTAACTGCCCACAAATTACCAAATCCTTGATAACCTAATTTAGTAGCCCACCAAAACATAGCTGTAATTGGAATAGCCATTAATAAAGAAGTTCCAATACCTTTCCAACTCTTCCAAAAATCCCAAACAAGTTGACCATTAAGTTGAAACCATATTAATATATTATTTACAAAAAATATTAATATTGTTATTAAAATATAATGTGATTTCATTTAGATTTCCTCATATGTCTTTTTTGTGCCTTTGACATCTTATTGGATTTAGTTGTAACCATTTCTACTTCACCAGTATCTTCGTTTAATTCAGGTTCTCTATTTATATCACGAACCTTTTCTTTCCATACTGATTTAGCTACATATTTGTAATTCTCATTGTGATATAACTCTGACGCTTCATCTTCTGATACTCTCACAATACGAGCACCATCCGAACTCATCATACATTTCATATATTCCCCTAACTATTATTATCAACTGTTAATTCTTCTACATACTTATACATCACAACATCATCATATCTGAATCTACTATTTGTAGTAAGTATATCAACTCTATTTGTCCATTTTGGATTCATTGTATCTCTTACTTGATATACACCATCTCTATCACCAGTTCCTTCGATTATGATATAATCTCCGTAATCAAACGGTCCTCCCCAACGAGATAACAAGTCTCTTGATAAAGCAACATATCTATATGAAGATGCTTTCCAAGTTTTGAAGTGCGTACCATCAGCTGTGATATGAGGTGTATCATCACATTGATGTATTGTTGGATTGTATGTAGTTACTGTAACTTTATACGATATTCTATTAGTGTAATCAAAACTACATTCGTTTTCTAATTCACTAACTCTGTTTCTTAAATAGCTATTTTCTTCCCAAGTATTATCCATAACACTTTCAAAATATAGTGTTAATGAAAACATACACAAAGTAAAAAATATAGCTAAATACGATAATTGCTTATCCATAAAGATTCTCCTATGTATTAATTACAATATACAACCTTTATACTATATGAGTCAAGCTTTATTTTTTAAATTTATAAAAAGTGTCATCTATATTAATTGAACCATCATTAGCTGAATCTAATCCTTGTTCTTGTATCCACATTGATATGGTTTTTTCAGCTGATATATCATCCATTATATTAAATGATTCTCTATATCTTTTAAGTAGTCGTCTTACTAATGAATGTCTAACAACATCTTTTTCTTTGAATGATGCTAAACCTACACCGTGAATACCAGCGAATCTTTTAATTGCATCTTCTAATCCACTTGAATGTTTCTTAATATCAGATTGTTCCAAATCACCAGCAATAATATATTTACTATTTTCACCGATTCTTGTTACAAACATTTTTATTTGTTCAGGTGTAGCATTTTGTGCTTCATCTAATATAACAAATTTATCAGAAAGAGTAATACCTCTCATAAATGCTAATGGTATTACTTGTATGACATTATTCTCTTTAAGAACAGTTAATCTTTGTTTACCAATAATTTGTTCCATATTGTAATAAAACGACATCATAAATGGTGCTGTCTTTTCTTCAACATCACCTGGTAGATAACCTATCTTTTCACCAGCGGCTTCTACAAGAGGTTTAACAATAACGATTCCATCTATCTTGGATTCCTTATCACCTAACTCTCTTAAAGCTCTATGAACTGATAAATAGGTTTTACCACACCCAGCTGGTCCTATAGCGAATGTTATATCCTTATTTGATACAGTATTATAGAATCTCTTTTGAGCTGGATTCTTATATTGTATATCATCAAAATTTAACATCTTTAAATCTTTGAGAGCCTGTCGTTTATTAGATACGGTATGATTATTTAATTCGGAAAGGGTAACCTTTTTTTGTGAACTTCTTACTTTTGACATAAAACACCTCCTATTTGAATTATAGGTAATTTTCGTTATCAGTAATAAATATCATATATATAAAGGTTTATTCTAAATTAAATATAAAAAAAAGGGACTATATTTCAAGTCCCTTTTTTATTGTGATTCAAATCACTTACTTATTTACTTATTGTCCCATAAAGACAAAAGAATAATAAGTACTAATAATCCAGTAACTCCACCACCTAAGAAAGAGTTAACGATTGCTGATATGTTAGTTATCACATCGATACCTAACCAACCAGAACCAAAGATTACAGTTGATAGTATTGAAACTGATACTAATGAAACTAACACTCCACCAATACCACTTAATACTTCACCTATACTTCCGAAAATTGATTTTATATTCATCTTATTTTCTCCGATTTATTTGTTAATTAGAATGAATAACTTGCTCTAATAGAAAAGTCATTCGTTACCTCATTACCTTCTGCATCTTTTAATCCAGAAGTGAACTCGGAAACAACTTTCATATTGT